TGCGGTGTAAGTCTTCTGTTTCTTGCTCATGGTAAACTCCTGATGAGTGTCTATAGTTTACCAAGTTAAAACCTCCTGTTTTCTCAGCACACATCAGAAGTGACCACCCTCCTAACTTCTACGGTAGGACCCTCCTCACTTGAAAGTCATGACCTCCCACCCTACAGGGAAGACCCTCCCCACCTGGAGGGTGACACATATACAGAGAATACTACAGAGATTACTACAGATAGTAAGTTAAGCACGGCTGAGCTTGAAAAAATCTTGAAAGGGAAGAAACCATGTGAAGCTCTTGTCGCTATCGGTTTAGAACTTGAAGTTGCTAAACGATTCAATGAATACCGTAAGACCCTTAAAAAACCATTAACTCTTGATGCTGTGATCAAGCATTACCACGAAAGCTGCAATGCAGGGATTTCAACTAATGATGCAGCTCGTATTGTTTTGAGTGAATCGTGGATTGGGTTTGCTAGTCGTTACAACTGGAAGCCAGCATTTGAAACTTTGAATGGTTCTGCACAACAACAAACACCAGCAGATATGAAAAATGCTGATCTTAATTATGGAGATTGGTAATGAGTTCTGATATCCAAAATATTTCTATTGAGCAGAGTGTTCTTGTTGCACTCATGACAACAAGCAACTCACTTGAAGTAGTTGCAAACGATTTGACTGAGGAACATTTCTTCGCTGGACGACACAAAATCATTTATCGCGCCATTGTTGAGTTATCAAATGCTGATATGCCGTATGACGCAGTATTCGTTGGCAAGCATCTACAAGAAAGAAATCTGCTTAACGATATCGGCGGTGAAGAATATTTAATTCAACTTAATAGCGCTATTGGTAGTGTCCATCACCTTGAATACTTTGTCGCAGAATTAACTAAGTTAAAAAACCATCGTGAAGTTGAAGGTATTGGTTTAGCTATTGCTGGACGCGCTAAAGACTTAACAGTAAGTGACATTTACCTTGAAGCTGAGAACCTATTCAGCACTTCAAGCAGCACCTTAGAGGCTAAGCAGACTAGTTTCGATTTCAATCAAGCACTAGAAAAAACTCTTGAAAGATTCGAAAAGAAAATTGCTCAAAAAGAAGATAAGGGGTTCATTGGTGTTCAGTTCAATATTCCACATTTAGATAATCTTCTTGGGACTATCGAGAAAGGACATTTTTGCGTTATTGGTGGTCGTCCGGGTAGTGGCAAGTCAACACTCGCGCAGATGTGTGCAATGCAAACTGCTAAGCGCTACAACATGCCTGTTTTATTTATCTCTGCTGAGATGGACACACCAACCCTAACCAACCGCATGATCTCAGCATTAGGGCATATCCCATATAACAATCTGCACAATGGGGAAATTTATGACGGGATGTTTGAAAAGCTTACTGGCACGATAGCTCAGTTCCGCAACCTTCCAATTTTTATTGAAGAGAAGCAGAAGCCAACAATTTCTGAAATCCAAAGCTATGCGCGTAAAGCAAAACGCAAATATAAGGCTTTAGGCTGCATCATTGTGGACTACTTGGGCTTAATTCGTGACCCATCTAAAAAAGACCGTGTTCAGGAAGTTGCATCAATTAGCCGTGATTTAAAAGCTATGGCTAAAGAGTTCGATTGTCCAGTAATTGCATTAGCTCAACTCAACCGAGCAGCAGAAGGACATAAACCTGTTGCAAGCGACCTTAAAGACTCAGGTCAAATTGAACAGGATGCAGACCAAATTATCATGGTCCACCCATTACTCGAAAAAGAGACAAATGCACCTACAGGCGTAACTGAATTGATCATTGCTAAAAACCGTCACGGCAAGCGTGGATCTGTAAAGGTTCAGGATCGCTTAGATATTTGTCGTTTCGTAGGCATGTCATTCCCAGTGGAAGAGAGAGGTGCAGCGTGAAACATAATCTTATGTTAGGCGATTGCCTCGAGCGCATGAAGGAAATTGAAACGGGTACTGTGGATATGATCCTTTGCGATTTGCCATACGGTACCACTTGCTGCAGCTGGGATGCCGTTATTCCGTTTGAGCCACTTTGGGAACAGTACGAACGAGTAATCAAAGAGAATGGCGCGATTGTCTTATTCGCTGCGCATCCATTCACGGCAGTACTTGCAACATCAAACCTAAAGCTATTCCGCTATGAGTGGATATGGGAGAAGCCAGCAGCTACAGGATTCTTTAATGCTCAATTCCAGCCATTACGTGCACATGAAAACATTCTTGTGTTTTACAAAGCTAAACCGACATTCAACCCGATGAAAACTTTTGGGCATGAACGTAAAACAGCTAAGCGTAAAGACATTGGGTCAGAGCATTACGGCAAGCAAGTAAATATCAAATCTTATGACTCAACAGAGCGGTACCCACGTTCAGTTCAGTTATTCAGTAGTGATAAGCAAAAAGCTAATTTCCATCCAACACAGAAGCCAGTTGCTCTTTGTGAGTACTTGATTCGCACATACACAAACGAAGGCGAAACAGTTCTAGACAACACAATGGGAAGCGGTACCACTGGTGTTGCTTGTGTAAATACAGGTCGTTCATTCATTGGGATTGAGCAAGAGCAGAAGTACTTCGAAATAGCACAAGAACGTATTGCTCAAGCAGGTACCGAGAAAGACATGCAGCCTGACCTATTTGGAGAAGCGGTATGAAGCAACACAGCACAGTAGAACAATTCGAAAAAATGGCTTTGGTTTTAAAGAACTCAATTGAAAAACGTGGCAAGACTTCTATCTCGGATATTCAAGAATGGATCGGCTGTAATTATTCAAAATCAAAACGCTTCGCATTCCAATTAAGAGAAGCCGGTTATTTGCAATCTGATAATGCACGACCAATGGGACTCAAACCAACCGACAAGGCAAAACAACTATTTTGGGTGGCGATATGATCGAATTTGTAGATTACACCTCAATGATGAAGCTGCGTAGAGCGTACAACCTCGGCACTCGCAATGAAGAAACAAGAGCAGCAGCGAACCTCTACGAGAAATTAAGAAAGCTCAAGATGCTAGACCAGCTTAAGCAGGAAGCCATGACTAGACATGACGGAGAACAGCAATGAAAAATAGATTACAGGTAGGCGGTTTGGCTTTGATAACCCATGCAATAAAAGAAAGCAATGTTGGGAAGGTTGTGAAGCTCGTTTCTTTTATTGGATCTAGGAAAAGCAAAAATTGGGGCACAAGAGACGATTTCTGGTTGATTGAGTGTGATGATTTTGAGATTTCATATTTCAATCCTAACAAGCCAATTCCAATGCATCCAGCTCAACACCTTATGCCCCTAGGCGATGACAAAGGCATTGAGCTTTACGGCCTTCGTGAAGAGATCATGACAGGACATGACAAGGAGGCGGTATGAGTGAGTTTAAAGTCGGGGATTGGGTTAAACGCACAGACAAAATAACCGAGTCTATCTACCAAATAAGCAGTATTGATAAGGATCTTATCAAGTGTAATTTCATAAAGAATGGGGAAAACTGGCGCCTTCATACAACTAAAGGAGAGATTGAATTTGCCACACCAGAAGAAATCGCAGCAGGGCATCGTATTGATTTAGAAACCCTCCGCGACTGTGACACCAGTCCGAATTGCAAGAAGTTTGATGAGAGGGTGAAGTGATGAGAAGTGAATTTGATACGTTAGAACAATATCAAGAATCAATGAAAGAATTTAATGAAAATACGCGCATGGGATTTGAAGAATTTATTCAATCTCACGGCTCAGATAGAAACAAGCTACAACTCAGATGCACCCCTTACACAAGCAAAAAAGGAGGATACGGTTCGTTTGATTTAGATTTTGGTTTGTGTGTTTACAAACACCAACAATCCAAAGTGGATGAGCTGCAACAAGAATTAAATGAATATAGGTCTGTAGCTGAAAATCTTGATGATATGTACATCAGGGAGAAGCAAAAGAACGATGAGCTGCAAAAGAAAAATGCTTGGTTGAGTGATGTTGCTTGTCGAGAAAACAAACGAGCAAACAAGCTTCAAGAAGAAAAAGTTAGCACAACAACTCTGCTTGGAAAAACGATTCAGGAAAAAAATGAGCTGCAAAAGAGGGTGGATGCAGTAAAGGGACTAATTGAAGATTTAAATAAGTGCTATCAACAAGATCATCAGAATAAATTTGAATATTGGCGTGGGTTTGCAGACAGCGCAGGAATTTTGGGAAAAAGATTAGAGCAAGCGCTCAAGGGGGAAGGACTATGACAGCACATTTACCAAATCAATCAGTATCTGTTGAAGATGATGAATGGGGTACTAATTGCCATAATCACCCAGAACGTCCTGCAGTAAGAAGAGTTTGTGTAGAAGCAGATAGCTTTGGAGCTGAATATTCAAATATGTGCCAAGAATGCTCAGATCAATATACAGCTTATAAAGAACAAAAACGAAATGATGAATCTCAATGGGAGCAATGCCCAAGATGCAAAACGTTAGTGCCTGAACTCTCTTCTTACCGAGATCCTGATGAAGGTAGTCATGGACCAGTTTATAGCAGATGTTCTGATTGTGTATCTAAGTTTTGGAAGCGTTGGAACGAAGAAAACCTTGATGATTATTACTACGACTAAGGAAATAGCCAATGACCACATTCAAAGAGGCTCAAAACCACGCGAAGCAGATTAAGAATGCTAAGCGTGGAGGTTATACACCAACAATTGCAAAGGATGTGAATAAGCACATCAAGCAGAAGTTAATCAAATTAGATAACCATTTCGATGAGTTGTTTAACGAAAAATGGGCAGAGTGGAAGAATACTGCTGACATGCATTCTCAAGGATTTGCTGATGGAATTGAATATGCACAGCGTCAAATTCAGGAGCTTCTTAAATAATGCGTAGAGCAGCAAGAATTGATGCAAATCAAAACGAGATTGTCAAAGCTCTACGCCAAGTTGGGGCAAGTGTTCAGTCGCTTGCTTCAACTGGAAAAGGATGTCCGGATCTGCTTGTAGGGTTTAGAGGCACAAACTACTTAATGGAAATTAAAGACGGTCAGAAGTTCAAGTCAGATAGGAAGCTTACTCTTGATCAAATCGAATGGCATGAATCATGGCGCGGCAAAGTCTTTGTAATTGAGAGCACTGACGAAGCGCTACAAGTGATTAGTAAGGTTGAGGTGGCGTGATGGATCTTGAGTGGATTGAGAAACAACGACGAGAGTTAGAGAAGCGCTTTAATCCAGAGCTTTATAGGTTGAATGAGCTTAAGCGACAGAAAGAACTAGATGAACTGTATGGGCAACTCTTAACCCCTCGATTCAACACAGTAGATATCAACGCAATTCGTAAGAGAGCAATACCTCAAGAGCTTTGGAAAGATCAGAAGATCAAAGAGCTTGAGGATAAAAACAAAGAGCTTAAGCGCCAATTGGCTTTGAAAACTTTGACATATAAATAATTAGGGTGACGGTATGAATGCGGCAGTAGTAACACCAGTAATGGATTGGAATAAATACACAATTGATGGATGGCTAGAGCAGTTCGGCGCTTGGTGTGAAACTGTGCGCATGAAAGGAGGGGATTTACCAGATGGATTGCATATCAATCAGATCTATTGGTTGATGCGTGAAGCGGGGAAAGAAGTGCCACGAGGTAAGTCTTACATCCGTTGTGAGATTAATGATTTTGAAGCGGATCAAGTACAAGCTTTATTGCGCAGTATCTTTAAGTCAGAATCAGTAGATTATCAGGCTAAATATGCTGTGATGTGTTTAGTTAAGCATAAGGTGGAAAATAGATCGTTAAGTGCTGTGGGTATCATCACGAAGCAATCTAAGGCACAAGTAAATATCATGGTTGGATGTGCAAGATTCTTTCTTCATGCACATGACAAAAGATTAAGAATATCATAAGTTTATTTATTATTATGGTATAATATTTAAGCAAGCCATACAGGTGCTACCAACACCTATATGGCTCTAATCAAATCGTTAAAAGGGCAACAAAATGACTGGAAGCAATTCTATTGTCATAGCGGAAGCTATGCAAACAAAAAGTTCAAAAACAAAATTAACACAGGAGCAATATATTGAAAATTGCAAACAAATC